TCCTCTTACAATCACAGGCGTTGCGCCTAACACAAACGTGGCAAGTGGAGAATATAAGGTAACTAGGGTTGACGGTGAGAGAGAATCAGAAAAGGTTGATATTCCGTCATTTAAAACATTACCAATTTTGGTGACGGGAGTAACTCTATCGCCCAAGACATCTAGTGCGGAAGCAGGAGCGGCAGAAAGTCGCCAAATATCAGCAACTGTATCGCCTGCTAACGCAACAAATAAAAGTGTTTCTTATGCAATAGCGCCAACAACTGCCGGATTAACAGTAAGTAATGCGGGATTAATCGCTTGGACTGCTGCAGTTCCTGCCGGAACATATACCACAACAGTTACAACTGCTGACGGGGCTAAGAAAGATACGCATGTATTGACATTAACGGTGCCTGCTGTTGCAAGTGTGACAATCGCGCCTAAAACAGCAACATTAGAAATTGACGGCACACGACAATTAACGCCTACTGTATTACCTGCTAATGCTGGTAACAAAACTGTCAGCTATGCATCTAGCGCGGGCGGAATTGCTACCGTAAATACTAGTGGTCTTGTAACTGCTATTGCGGAGGGTGTCGCAACTATTACGGTTACCACTGCTGATGGTAACAAAACAGATACATCTGTTATTACTGTAAATGCGCCAGTGGATCCAGAGCCCGAACCCGATCCAGAAGAGGGTGTTTAATCATGGCTTATTTGACTAATGAGGAATACAAAAAGTTAGGCTTTAAAGAGGTGTCTGACGTTGAATTTAACAAGCTATTACCTAAAGCTTCCGCTGTCCTGGACAATGTAACGAGTCACTTTTACCAGAAGGTGGACATTAAAGAAGACAATGAATGGCGAGTTCGTCAATTCAAGAAGGGGCTAGGCAGTCAGATTGAATACTTTAACGTATTAGGAGCAACAACATCCGAGGAGATCAATAGCTCGCCACACTCCTTTACAGCGGGACGCACGAGCGTTTCGAACTCTAGTAGATATAACACGAGTGGAGAGAATGAGAAAAAGCCATTGGTTGCCGAGGATGTATATATTTACCTTGAGGGAACTGGATTATTATACAGTGGAGTTGCCACATGGTAATGCCTAAGCCACCAGTTGATTTCTGTATCGATTCATTTAAGTACATGGAGTATATAGGCGAGAATAACTGGTCTGAACCCGAATATGCCGAACCCGTATTGATTGAGTTTTGTCGCATAGACCGTGGAACTGAATACACATCATCTTTAACTGGAAAACAATTGCTATATAATGCGATTGTTTTTTGCTATGAAGGTATAACAACGCCACTACCTGCTTTTAAAGCGGAGTCTGTACTTCATTATGACGAACAAGATCACACGGTGACTAAAGTCATACCGATCTATGAAGCTTACAGCGCCACTATATATTCGTATGAATTGGAAGTGGTTTAATGGTTCAGGTAACAATTAATTTGAGTGGTGCCAGAAATAAATTAAGTCAAGGCAATGTTAAACGTGGTAGATATGCGCTCGCCAATCAATCATTAGCTGATATGAATCAGTTCGTTCCGATGGATGAGAACATTTTAAGGATGTCTGCAACGATTGATATTGATGGTTCAGCAGTCAATTACAACGTACCATACGCTGCAGATCTATTTTACATGCCTAAGTACAACTACACGACACCAGGCACTGGTCCGCGTTGGGATATGAAGGCAAAGAGGATATTCATGAGCAGTTGGATCAATGCATTTGTGAAGGGGGCTGATTGGTGATGGACTTTATCGAGAGGTTAAGCGACAAAGTGAATAAGTTCCCAAGCCTTCCGATCGCTTGCAAATTGGGCTACCTGGGTACAGGAGAATCATTTGTAGTTTATCCTTTACCGGGATCGAATACAGTCATGGAGTACATGGACGGCACCAAAGACCAACAACTAAACTTTGAATTCGCAATGAGGTCAAAGGAACAAAGTAAGATACATCAAACATTATGGCTAGTACAAAACGAGTTAGAAAGATTGAAAGAATTGGAAAGTCACGATGGCAGTTTCAAGTTTGAAGAATTAATCATAACGAACAAGCCTTTCATTAATGAAGCTAATGACCAAGGCTGGTCCGTTTTTTTATTGGATGTACAAGCAAATATTACAGTTTTCAAGGAGGAATAATTAATGGGTAAACAAAAGAACGCACTAAGAGGGCACTTTGTACAAGCTTATGAAGCGGGTGAAAAAGAGCCAGGGAAGGACTGGTTAGAACTAGCGCACCAGATTACAGACATTGAGGATGCAACGGTGGAGGAAACAGATGACGCGGCATTTTATGATGGTGACGGTACTCCAGAAGAGACAGTTACATCGGTTGCAGGTGCTTACGATGTTGAAGGTCACTACGATGCTACCGATCCTGCCCAAGAGTTAATCGCAGGACTGAAATACAAAGTGGGTGATGGTCGTAAGGTTTGGCACCGAGTTGTCGCATCAAATGGCAAGAAAGAGTGGGTAGGACGTGCAACAGTAACAGATCCTGTGGCAGGATCTGGTCCTGCATCTGAATATGAAGCCTTTAGTTGTAATATTCGTTTTGATACGTTGCCAGAAGAGAATGACTTGTCTGATGGTGGTGGGTCGGGGGAGTAGTAAGCCCTGTCGTTGCAACAGTAACGCCAACAGCGGATGGGGCTATCGTAGAAATTGAATAAAAACATTAAGGCATCTCGATATATTCGAGGTGTCTTTTTCTATAAATAGGAGGATGACCATGACGCAAGATATCAAGATTGATATAAAGCGATCCGGGTTCCCAGTCAAAATTGGAGCAGTTGAATTATGGTTCGATAGCTCGATGGAAAACCTGAAGAACTTTTTTAACATTGAGGAGATCGCTCACGATAGATTAAACGCAGCTATTGAAAAAGCCGAACATATCCATTTTCCCGACAGTATAGATAAGTCGGAGGATTTAGCAGTGGCTAAAAAGAATTCTGGTGCGGTTATTGACTTGCATAAAGAGTTCATTGCGGCTCAGTATGACATCCTTTTCGGGGATGGAACATTTAAGAAGATATATAAAGAGTATCCAGACGTTTTTGCATTAGACAAAGCACTCGAACCGATAGGCATTGCCGTCAATGACCGACTTGTAGAGCTCGAAGAAGAACGAGTAGGAATAGCGGGATCGATGAAAGCGGAATACTTAAGTAAAAAAGAACAAAAGAAGTAGGTGACAGGGATGCGCTTAAATGATCCTCAAGTCACCTCTTTTACTTTTGAGGGTGAAGAATACTCGATTGATCTAGCGTTTGACAACGTTTTGGACGTGTTTGACGTGCTTGAAGATGATTACCTAAGAGACTATGAAAAAGCTGAAATATGCCTTGCACTGCTATTAGGTGTTGATATGGAAGGGATGCCGGCTGTCGATCTATGGAACTATGTATTCTCGAACTTTATAGAGATCGAGAACAAGCAACCGATCGAATATGACCGTAAAGGTAATCCAATGCCTGTTGTAAATGACCATAAAAAGATGATTGATTTTGATAAAGATGCTGAATATATCTTTGCTTCATTTCGCCAGGCCTACGGAATGAATCTATTTTATGAACAAGGAAGTCTTTACTGGAATGAATTTCAGTCACTGTTAAACGGATTGCCTAGCGATACTATCATGCAAAGAATCATTCAGATTCGATTATGGGAGCCACAGAAGGGTGAGTCAAACGAATACAAGCAAGCTATGAGAGATCTACAAAAGGTGTACGCACTGGAAGATGAGGAGGTAGATGAATAAATGGCAGATGGCAGAATAAAAATCGATATTGAAGTTGATGGTAAACCGGTAAGGGCAGCTTCAAGAGAATTGGATAGATTGGAAGAGTCGGGGCATAGGTCCGGCAAGGGAGTCAAATCAGCTGAAAGTAGCATGGATAGCCTAAGCGATAGTAGTAATAAGGCAGGTTCTAGCGTTAAAGGTGCTAGTGACAGTTTAGATGACCTGGGAGATAGTGGTTCCAAGGCAAGCAGTGGGATCAAAGGTGCCGAAGGTTCTGTTGATGGACTTTCAGACAGTTCTGCTGAAGCTTCATCCAGTGTAAAGGGCACATCTGATAGTTTAGATAACTTAAGTGATAGTGGATCTAAAGCAAGCAGTGGAGTTAAGAGCGCTGAAGGATCGGTTGATGGGTTAACGGATAGTAGTTCTAATGCTACTTCAAGCGTTAAAGGAGCTTCTGATAGTCTTGAAGGATTAGGAGATAGTGGTGCCAAGGCAAGCGATGGATTAAAGGGTGCTGACAGCTCTATCGATGGAGTAGCAGATAGTAGTTCAGATGCTACGTCAAGCGTAAGAGGTGCTAGTGATAGCTTAGAGGACCTGAGCGATAGTGGATCAAGAGCTAGTAGCGGAATAAAGGGAGCATCTGACAGTTTAGAGGATTTAGGTGACAGCGGTTCTAGAGCGAGTGGTGGAATCAAAGGTGCGGAAGGTTCTGTTGACAGTCTTTCTGATAGTAGTTCAGAAGCAACGTCGAATGTGCAGGGTGCATCAAGTAGTTTAGATGGATTGACTGACAGTGCAAGCGAAGCGGCTTCCAGTGCCAGACAAGCATCCGATGAAACTGAAGGCATGGGAGATCAGTCTGATCGGGCTTCCATTAGTATAGGGGAGTTCGCTGCTTCGATTGGTCTAGTAGCCATAGCAGCCACTGCATTCACTGTCCTTAAAGATGCAATGGATGATGCAATTTCAAGGTTTGATACTCTTAACCAGTTCCCTAAAGTAATGGATGCAATGGGTGTATCTGCTGAAGAGTCTGAACAAGCTATGTCAAACTTGTCGGATGGAATTGAGGGATTGCCGACTACACTTGATGACATTACAGGCAGTGCCCAGGAAATGTATACATCGTTTGAAGATATGGATCAAGCTACTGACACAGCCCTTGCATTAAATAACGCTTTACTAGGGTCAGGGGCAAGTGCTGCAC